ATGTTGGTTTAGATTCCAACATGGTTGTGATTTTTTCCACACAGTATTTCAGTGTGTCAAATGGCATATTCTTAACCTCCGACATGGTCAAGTCACAAAAGATTGCCACCGCTTCCAACTGCCTTGACACATCATCCATTTCGGGTTTTAACCCGTTGTATGTTATCATTTGATGTAACTTTACATCACGCAGTTCGGTAGGTACAATTATCTTTTTGTTTTCAATCATATATTAATAAAACGAAGAAATTCACGAATGTTTACGGGAATCTTTCGTGAAGGATGGTGTGAACCCTTGCATGGTATCTTTGGACTTCTTTGTCCGTCTGTAAAATATCCCCAAATTCACGCACCGATGAAATGATGGTGGAGTGATCCCGCCCACAGATTAGCCCTATTTCTTCAAAGGTCATTTCCAACCGCTTTCTGCAAATGTGGTTGAACATATGACGGGCATACAATGGCCTTCTTTTTCTTGACCTTGTTATTACCGTGTCGGGTGTAAGGTCGTAAACCTCACAGATTGCCCGTAATACTTCACGCCATGGGGTGGGTTCTGAATTGATGTCGGTTTTGGGTTGGACAATTTCACGCTTCAACGCACGGACCAAATTGTCATAGTCCGATTTCTGTTCAATCATCTGCAACCGCATCCGTCTTATTTCTTGTTTAAGGTTATGCACCTCTTGATAATGGCTTGTCATTTTTTTAACTATAAACACTTCCAGTTTGGCAAATTCTATTCACCCTTTTTCTAACATAAGCCAATAGCGAAATTGGTTCATCTCCATGACCTTGCATATTAAAACATAAGTACATCCATGAACTCAACACTTCTTTCTTAATCAATGTAATTGTTATTGGGTCACCGTATTTTGCAAATGGATGATTACTACCAATAAACTGCCTTTTGATTATTATCGTTTCTTTTGGTTTCATTTTTCACCCCCTTCCGTTAGTTTGATGAAGCCCGTGTTTTGATTCGCCCCAGTGATACGGATAAAATCCACTTCAATCTTTGCCGAATTGATAATTACTTGGCTTACATCCGCCATTGTTTTTGCCGTTTCGATGTCGATGTCACCATCCTTTAAGCGTTCCAACACTTCAAATAAGTGGTCACGCACATCGTTAATCTTGTTTCTTGCCATGTTTTTTTATGTATTTTGTTATTTCTCGTTTGATATTGATTGCATCTTTGATTTCCTTCGGGTACTTCATTGGGTGGTGTTCCTTCATGAAGTGCATTTTGTCCACCATTTCCAAGTTACTTATGTCGCAATTCTTTTTGTTGCCATCCTTAAACACTATGTATTTCAATGGTGGGATTTTGCCGTTGTGTTGTTCCCAAGTTAATCGGTGAAGGGGTTTGTATCCTTGCTCTGTTTTAATCGTTATGAAGTCCCTATAACTGCTTAAATGCCCTATCGGATGGTAGTTGTGTGGGCGTTGCCCTTTGACAAATCGTGTTTCAGCCCCATTCAGCATTACACCCTTTGTTCCTTTGCACCAACTTGTGCATCCTTTTTTGAATTTAGGTAAATGCTGATGTGCGGTGTTTTTCAAATACCCATGCCAAAAGTCCTTATCCTTTCTTAACTTGTTTTTGTATGCAATGTTTTTAATGACATTCGGTGTGCAATTAAACTTCACCGCCAAGTCCTTGTTGTGGGTTACGGGAAACAACAAGCGAAATTCATCCATTTCATATTCCGTCCAAATCTTAAAACTTTTCAAAATAATTGTAGTATGTTGTTGTTCAATTCTATTTTCCATAAATTGATGTCGTTGGATGCTTTGAATCCAACATGGTTTATTTTGCCCTTTATCCATGTGTCGTAATGGGTAAATCCAAGTGACCTCCAAAAGTTGTTTGAATCTAAATCAACACGGCACCGCAAAGTGAAACCAATCCGATGAAACTTGATGCAGAATTGTTTGCACACATCGAGCAATGCAGTACCATAGTGCAACCGCCTTGCATCGTTCCTAACACAGATTTGTTGAATCTTGGCATATCTGTATGCCGTCATTCCTGGGGTGATTAATACATAACCCACCGCATCATTATTCGCTTCGCAAATCAGTACCACAAAGTTCCGTTCACCACCGAACACATATTTGTCCCAAATTGATTTTTGAATAAACCCAACGGCGTTTGAATTCTCCTTTTGGAGTTTGTCAATCAATGCCATGTCCTTAATGGTTGATGTGCGGACCGAAATGTCCTTTATTTTGTCGTGATACAAAACATTGATTAATCCCGTCGAGCAATCAAATTCGCCTAAATTCATTTGTTATTTGTCCTTACAAAGATAGTAATTCACACGAAATAAACAATTTATTTAATTGAATATACTCCGTAGTTTGATTTGATACCCAACGCCATCATTTCATGATACCTAAATGAATCAATTCCGTGATCCGTTCCCGTTGGCGTGTTCATTGTACGCCCCTGGGCATCGGTATCCCAACAATAGTTGCGTAATTCTTTAATTAGGTTTGTGGATGTGGATGTAACCAAATAAGATTGTGATTGCATGATTTGGATTCCGTAGTTGATGGAATCCTTTCCCTTGGTTACGCCTTTTATTCTGATGCCGTATCTGCGTATTTCATCAATTGACTTTGGTTCTGCACTATCCGCATACACTGGCACAAAGTTGGGTAATGCCTTTGCAATGTCTGAATTAAGCATCCCCGTGCGATATGCGACCTCATCAACGATTCGTTGGCCATTGTACTCATATACGGCAACAATTGCCGTAGGGTCGTTTGTATAACCGAAATCGACACCGCAACCAAGCAACCTTGCATCCTCGGGAATCTTGTCAATGGTTTGCCAATTGGAAAAGATAACCCCTTGCAGGTTTCCAATCTCCCCAAGCCCAAATACTCTCCACCAATTACGCCAATAGTTGCTTGTTTCTGCCCTATCCCGTGCCTTTTCAATTTCTGCCACAATGGATTTATCCAATGCTTCGTTGTCTTTGTAGGTTAGTACAATCATTTCCGCATCAGGGTCGTTTACCAATTCGCTATCTACCCAAAACTCCGCCACTGGGTTGTAATCCAAATAAATGAATTTACGGGTACGGATTGCCATTTGGTAGTACGATTCCCAATCTATGTTGTTGCACTCGTTTACGAAAAGAACATCACGCCTTGCACCCCTCAACTTTTGGGGTTGATCCGCTGAAAAGAATTCAATGTATGAATCATTTGAGAATGTGTAAGTGAGTGAAGATTTGTTCCACTTGTTTGGGTCATACATTCCCACCATGTCCATGATTTTAAGAAAGTCACGGATTGCACCCCTTCGCAAATGCGGGATGGTTTCCGACACCACGCTAATTTCACACTTTGGGTTTTGCACCGCGTATGTGATAAGCATGGGAATAATACTGAATGTTTTTGATGAGGATGTTCCACCGCGCACGATTCTAACCCGCTTTCGCAGTTGTGAAATCTTGGTTTGGGCGGTGGTTTTTTGAAGCATTATTTTACATCCAAATCAATACCATTGAAGATTGGCTTTTCAGTGGTAACATCAATTTGTTGGGTGGGCATACCAAATCCCGAATCCATCAATTGTTTGTATGCACCAACATCACCTTTCCTTGCCTTGTGTATCATTGCAAGGGTTATCAAATCTTCTTGGGATAGTTTTTCCAATTCACCCGTGATGGGGTTTTTGCTTTCTTGCATTACCTCCAACCACTTCCGTGCGATGGTGCTTCGGTTCTTGCTTCCCTTTGGTCTGCCATTGGGGTTGCGTACTTCACCAGGTTGTGGTGGTATTATGTTTTCAGGGTTTGGCATGGTATCAAATTATTTTCAAATTATTCTTCCAAAATATATTTCAACCTTTCAAGGTCTTTTGAAGTCCAAATGCCAACATCATTTGGGTCGCCATGACTTCCCAATTCTATGAAATCCCCTTGCGTTATTTTTGAACCATAATACTCAAACTTAATTGTATCGTCAATTAAATTTTGTTGATACACAATTCTTTTGAATGCTGGGGTGCTAAATTCTTTTATCTTTTCAATAATGAATTTTGCCGATTCATGCGTTCCATCAAAGGTATATCCTTTGATATAAGTTGTTCTTTTATATGTTTTTGGTGTCATAGTTTTCAATTTCTTTTTTTACTTCATTCCAAAAATATGATTCGCCATTACTCAATAAAAATGTTGAGTTACATAACAATTCATCGCACATGATTAATGCGCATTGAATCCCTTCATTTCTTTGTTGTAATCCAACCACAGTGAATTTGTCAACCAGTTCTTTTGCTTTGTCTTTCGGTGTCATTGTCTTATATCAATTTTATCATAGTATGCCTCATTTCTATTTACAATTTGATACCACCGATTCCAATCTTTTGTTGGGTCATCCATCCAATCATCTTCGTTTTCAAATTGTTCCCAATACTTCTGCCATTTGATTAATATGTTATTGTGTTTTTCAACATACGCTTTTGCCAATTCTTCATTTTCAGTCACAAATATATTGTGACGCATAAAATCGTCATAAGTTCCCGTTGTGTATTTGACTACCCACATAATCAATCGTTTGGTAGTAAAGGAATGGGCATCCACATATAGGGTGCGTTGATTGGTGAATCATCATGTGACAAATACCATTGCCCGTCTAAAATATAGGCAACCTCTTTGGTGTCAATTAATACCCACACTTGGTCATGTGGTATGGTGTCGCGGGTTTCTCTCCATGCTTTCATATTTCAACTCCGTTTCTTTTAATTTTTATTGTTGGGTCTAATTTTTTCATTCTGTCAATAATCACTTGGCAATACTTTGGGTCAAGTTCCATGCCATAACATTTGCGTTTAAGTTGGTGTGATGCAACCATCGTTGCCCCACTTCCTAAAAAATAATCTCCAATGACCTTTGCTTTTTCCGCAAATCTTTTAATTGACCAATCAATCAATTCAACTGGTTTTTGTGTTGGGTGTACACGGTTAGTCTTCTCGGATGCCTTTGTAAATTGCCTTACAACACTCCTTGCGTTTGTCCACGCCAATTCACAATCTGTTTGGTCACTTTCCCCATTGTTTTTATCCCACACAATCCAACATTCAGAATCTGGCAGACAACTTGAATAGTAATTTGCACCCCACCAAATATGTATTGCATCGGGATACATTGAATATATTAAATTAAACGAATCTTTAGCAGCGTTTGTGTCCGAATCCCCCATGATGTCTGTGCCGTACTTTTTCTTTAATACACCACTTTTACTAACCGCGTTCATTCCATACGGAGGATCAGTAAAAACCATGTCTGCCTTTTGCCCATCCATCAATTTTGCAACTGCATCGCTATCAGTTGAATCACCACACAACAATCGGTGTTCGCCTATCTCAAATAAATCACCCAACACAATATCCGTTTCAATGGTTTCTGGTTCCTCAAAATTATCCTCCTCCGCTTCTAATTCATGTTTCATATTTGGAACCTCTAAACCCCAATCGTTCAAGTCCTCCAATTCAAAGTTGTTTGCTAACTCATCCCAATCCCATTGCCCCGTGTTTGCGTTTAATCTGATGTTTAATTCCTTTTCATCTTCCTCTGACAAATCCACAATTACACATTCAATTTCAGTATAACCTAATTTTTGCAACTCCCTTACCCTAAAATGTCCACCAACAATGTACCCCGTTTGCTTGTTGTAAATAATTGGCTCAACAACTCCGAATTTTTTAAGGGATTGTTTTAACTGCGATTCTTGTTTTTCCGTTGATTCCCGTGGATTATACGGGGCGGGCGTCAATTCCGATATTTTTTTTATTTCTATTATCATAATGCTATACTAAATATATGTTCCCATTTGTTTAACCAATCAATTCTATTTTGCTTTATTGCAAATTCTTCCAATGTGTTTTGGCGTTTTTTTGAATTACAACTTTTACAACTGTAAACTAAATTAAAAACATCGTTATCACCTCCTTTGGATATTGGTGTTAAATGTTCAATCGCTTTGTAATCTGTCAAATCACATTCGCAAAAGAAACATTTGTTTTTTTGCACTATTAACATTCTATGCAAAAAGGTAATCGGCATTTCTTTTTTCAATCCTCTTTTTCGTTTGTAAAAATGTGATTTCATTCTAATGGTTTCAGTCGCTTTGCCACCTTTCCAATTGTAAAGATTTTCGCCTTTACATTTTATTGAACTTTTACGCCCAACACTCAATGCTTGTTTCCATTCTTCGTTCAATGGTTTGTTTAATCTTGCTTCACTTTGACATTTTCTTGAACAATAAATTCTATTTTTCAAACTTGCCGAATGTTTGTTTTCAATGACCTGGTTACAAAGTTTACATTTTATTTCCATTTTTAATGTAACACCATAGCATTTGCTCGAACAATACTTTGGCTCTCTTGTCTTGCACCCTTTCTTGCTTTCAAAATCATTACCACAACTTTTGCAATTGTATGTTTTCATTTGTTCATTTTTATTTGGTGTGTGATAATTAAAAAATCTTTGTGTTGTTTTTGATCCCCAAATTGGATGTGGCATTTTCTGCAAAGGGCTTGTA